CATTGGTAATTCTACATAGTTCATGGTTATAATAAAACCAGACCAAACTACTACGCCAAGTCTGACAAATGTACCAAGAACTTCTATTTGGTGTTCTTTATCTTCGGCAACTTCTTTGAGTTTTCCGATGAGTCCTTTTTTCTTTTCTCCT